ACCTGCTCCTAATCCACCATCCATAACTTCGTCTATTGGGTCCCAACCTGTTTTTACGGTATCTCTTGTAGATTTTGTAAGTCTTTCTTCTATACCCTCAATGTAATCATGACCTAAATCTCTATCTGAACCAGCCTTCATTGCTTCGTCCACGAGTTTCTTTATTTGGTCATATTGTCCTACCTCAATCAAATCCACACTATCCATAATAGCATTTTTCATAACTTGATTACGACAAAACTCTAATGTTTGTTCTTGAACAAATGGTAAATCTGTTGAATTTACATTTCTCCAACTCTCCTTTAGGTTATCTACTACTGAAACTTGTAAAACCTCATTTTCCATATCATCAATCTTTACTTTCATCACTTCAAGAGTAGGTGAAGTTTTATACTCAAAGAAATAATCTCTTATCTCCTTGGCTAACCATTTGTTAGCATCACTATCGAAATACTCTGGTTCAAGTATATCACATATTGTTTGTATAAATTTCTTATCTGATAATAAGGATGATATTATCTTGGCCTGAAAGACATGACCAAATTGTGATAATGTTGATTTATCACTCATTAAAACCACTCATGCTGTACTATTCCTGCTGGATTTTTTGCTTTCTCAATCCGAGCCTTTAGTATCTTAAAATACTCTTTTTCTCTTTCAATAAGTATGTAGTTCCTTTCTGAAAACACACAAGCAATTCCCGTTGTTCCACTTCCTGAAAATGGATCCATTACAACATCACCTTTACGACTTCCAAGTGTAACTAAGTAACTCATCAAGGTTGTTGGTTTTACGGTTGGATGATTATTTGCTGATGGTTGTGTCGTGAATTTCTGTTCCACACCTTTCATATCGGTGCTTGGTTTATCACTTTGACCATTAAATATTTTTTGTTGCTTGTCGAATTTATCCAATCCCATATTCTTTTCTGATTTACTTGGTTTTGGAACTGCTAAAAATGGAAATGTTCTTTTAATTTCATCTGGTAATTTAGTCAATCTATCTTCCCACCAAGCATCTAAATCATAATATCTACTGAACGAATCTCCATCATCTCTTGGTTTCATTTCTTTACGATAACCCAAATAACTACCATGTGTATTATTCTCTTTGTAATTAGATGGTTCTTTACCAGTAGTTGGTGCTAATTGTCCTTTACTTTTAACATTTAACACATCATCACTTACCAACAGGTTTGCTGCAAATCTACCGAATGGTGATGCTTCTGCTGTATCATTATTCTCACTCTTAAATCCACTTGTCTTGAATACCGTATTTTCTTCTCTTGGTTTTCTCTTGGTGGTTTTTCGTGCTGGTTTATCCCAACCACCACCATACATTTCGTCATCTCGTTTTTCTATATATTTTTGATGTCCTGCTACATTATCTTTATCAAATTGTTCTTGGTCATTCATTCCAGCAAATGGTATTCTACAATCATCTAACCAAGTTACACCTTTACCATTATCAAGTGCTTGGTCTAAGTATCCTTTTTGGTCTAATGGTTTCATTGCCACAATCACTACTTCTACTGCTGGTTTTGGTTGATATCCTGCGTAACTTCCATCAAGTTTCTTGGCTTCGTCTGATGCCGGTCCTGATGTTATTTCTTCTTCCCCATATCCAAATATATCTTTATTATTTCTGTTAGCGTGAGCCTTAGTGAATGTAGTTCCCTTTTTCTTGGCTTCTTCTACATCACCTCGTTTCTTCACTCCAATAACCTCTCGTTTCTTACCTAATCTCTTATCAACTGCCTTACCAATATTCATAGCCTTTGGAAAACCTGTAGCGTATGTCCAATAGATTGGTGTGAAACTCACATCAAATCCTGATTCTTGTAATGTCTGTAACATAACCATTTGAACATCACTTCTTGGTGCACTCATCACGAATGAAAATGAACCAGGTTTTAATACTCTTAATGCTTCTTCCCAAATTGGAACAAAGAACTCTTTCATCCCATATGTGGACTTTTTCATACCAGGACTCATCCAACCTACTGTTTGGGATTTCGTAGATTGTTTTTCTTGAAAAGTATCCCAATGTTTCCCCATAAACCCATATCCGTATGGTGGATCTGTACATAGTAAATCTACCGAATTATCATCGAGTTTCTTTAGTTCTTCTAAACAATCCCCATTGATTAGTTTACTGCTCCCCATACATTTTTCTCCTTTTTTCCTTTCTTCGTTCTGCTATCTTTTTTAGTCTATATCGTTCTTTTGCTTTCTTGAGAATCTTGGCCTTATTACGCTCATAATGGTCCATCTGCCACTTTCGTTGAGCTTCAAGTTTTTCTTCTTTAGTATAATATTTCTTTTTACGACCCATTATTTATCTTCGCAAATCTATTAAGTTTCGTCCAAACTGTCATTAACCAACTATCCATATTAGGTAATGCTCCAAACATTCTGTCCTCTATGAACATTTTATGAAACTTCATCTTTACTAATTCTTGTATCTTACCATTTACGATATTGTTTGTTTTGAGTTTTGCTGAACCACTTATATCTACCTCTTGTAACTGCATCAATCTGTGATTCATATGCATCGTATCTTGCTGTTCTAAGATAGTGTTGTAGAATTTGCCTTCACCACTACCTTTCTTACTTTCTGCTGTTTTAATAATGTCATCTACTGAATAATAGACACCATCTTTAAGGGCAGGAAAATTCTTTACGAGAGTTTTAGTTCCAATTCCTAATACTCCCTTTATATTATCTGATTGGTCGCCATCAAAGATTCTACACATCAGAAGATTATTGGGTGTTACACCATATTCTTCTGTAATCATTTCGGGATTATATAGTTTCTTCTTGGTAGGCGACCACACAGATATTCTATCACTTACTAACTGTAAAAAATCCTTATCGGTACTCATTATTGTAACCTTACTTTTCGGTAAGAGTTGTTTTGCAGCATAGGCAATAACATCGTCTGCCTCTACACTATCTATTGAAAGTATAGATACTGGCAGACATTCTAAGTATTCAACGCAACGGGATAGTTGCATCATCATAGAATGACGCTCATCATCAAGATTCTCATAATCGTTTACACGATTGAGTCTGATTTTGGTTGTTCTTCGTTTTGCCTTGTATTCGGGATAGATTTTACGGCGACGATTACTCCCACCTTTCCCATCAAATACTATGATGGTTCTGGTAGGAGACAACATCTTTATGGCGTAACCAACTGATTTAAGAAAACCAACTATTCCACCAATGTGAATTCCATCATCATTAGTAGTTGGTATAACTGAGAATACTCTAATAAAGGTATTTAAGCCATCTATTATCAGTACTTTTTCATTGGGATTTGTTGAATCTACATCGCCGCCGTGTTTCTTTATCTCATCGAGAATAGAAAGGTACTTATCATTACTCATCACCGACTACTTCATCTGTATATACTACATCATCAATACCTAAATCTTTTGATTGGTATTTCAATATAGATGCTTCACAGATTTGGTCATACAGGTGATCTTGAAGTCCATCAACTTCTTCTAATTTCTTCTCAAAGTCTTTAGATTGAAATTTGATATCTTCATCTTCATAATTCAAGGTATACCAAGCACCTGCTGCTTTAACAAGCTTGTGGTCTTTTAATACCTGTAACCAACTCCCCTTATCATCAATACCACTATCGAAATATAAGTTAAAGTCAGCATGACGAAGTGGTGGACCCAAACGATTTTTAATAATCTGTGCCCTACACTTCATACCAAGAACATTTTTTCCTGTATCTTTAATCTGTCCCATATTCTTTAATCGAATACGAGTTGATGAGTGAAATGGTAATGCTTTTCCACCAGAAGTAGTCCACGGATCACCAAACATTACTCCGAGTTTCTGTCTGAGTTGATTGGTAAATATGAGAGCTATTCTCTCACGACCAACCATTTGAGTAATCTTTCTCATCGCTTTAGAAACGATAATTGCTTTACTCGTTGCCCATCCATCTTTCTCGAAATCGGCTTCCATTTCTACTTTGGTAGATGCTCCTGCAAGTGAATCTACAAGAATTGTAACTAACCTATCTCTATCTGATTCTCTAATCTTGGTAACTATGTTTTCAATACATTGAAATATATCTTCTACGGTTTCGACATGAAGATATAACAAGTCTTGAACATTAACACCAATAGTTTCTAACCACTCACGACTAACAGAAGTTTCAGTATCTATGTAGACAGCAAGTCCACCTTTTTTCTGAGTTTCTGCTAATATGTGAGTTCCGATTAAAGACTTACCACTCGATTCTAAACCATTTATTTCTGTAATACGACCAACTGCAACTCCACCATTAGGTCGGTTGGAAATTGCTAAGTCTAATACAGATGAACCAGTAGATATAAATTCCTTTACATCAGTAGGTGTGGCGTTAGAA